ACACAAAGACCTCCCTGTTCTGTTAACCAACCAGATAGAAAATGACAACCAGATTTCTGTATGATCGGTTGTACATCATGCAATCTGAAGGTCAGAAGCTCCAGGCGGTCTTTTTGGCTCACAACAACTTTGTTGGGGATGACGTGTCTAGCTATGACCATATGGAAGTGGTCCTTAGCAAGTATAAACAGTCCTTTGATTACAGAGAGTCTCTATCAGACTTCTACTCCAGAGGTGAGCTGCCATTCAGGTGGGGCTCCATCATGTGGTGTAGCAGGGTGACTGGAGAAGAGTACCTGTCGTTCATGGCCCTAATGATGGATCTGCTCAAACTGGACTCCAGTGAACTCAAAGGAGATGAGCACCCAAATATCAGAGAAGCTCTCTCTTGGCCAACTGGCTCTCCTACCTTAGGATTCATAAAGCTTAACTGCAGAAGCTCTGACTGGAGCATAAATTTCCAGAAGAGTAGAACTGCCACTTTGCTCCTCAGAGCAGGAGGCTCCGACGAAGGCCTTGAGGAGGCAATTGTCAAAACCCACAAGAAGATCATAATGGAGTCCTCCATTAGGGGTTTTGACCCTAAGTTCTTTCCGGGATTGGATCTCATCAGAGAAGTTGCTTGTTTGCAATGTGTCAGATTGATGAATGCTTCTTGCTTTGATACAGTGCACACGGCCTATCCCTCAAGATTGCTTGATCTATTAGCAATGCACAGATCTACCTACACCATGATCTCATCCAAACTCTTGGGGAATAGGAAGTGGACACCAGTGCAGGGAACTCACTTTGATGAGCCTGATGCCACTTACAGCTTCAGCTCTGACAGTGAGTAGTGCTGCTGCCCCTCCCCCCACCCCCTTCCCGTCCCCTTAACCCTCCCCCCTCCCTTTCCCCAAACCCGACCCACCCCACACCCTAAACCCCCCAACCCCTAAACCCAACCCAACCCACCACCAGGCACAGCTAATTTCTACCCACCACCACTATTTACAAGGGCAAGCTAGAGGGCCTCAGATCCTTCTGAAAGCATCTGCGGCATTAACCACATCCTTGCTAGGCTTCTGGTGGTCGTCAATGATGCCAAGGGCAGTGAGAGCCTTCAACTTCTGAGCAGAAGTCAAAAAGTTGCTGTTGATGGCAGCATTGAGGGGTTGGTCAAAAGACAGACAGATCTCAGCCTTGCTCTTCCCGCGGAGGTTCACGTTGATCTTCTGAGCAAACTCAATCAAAAAGAGAGAGTGAGCCTCAATCAGGATCTGACGGTCTCTCATGGCAGGGTCAATAAGGCCAGCAAAGCTGGGGTGCATCATTGGGCGAGGGTAGTTCTTGCTGATGGCATCCATGTGGTTTCCAGTCACCGGGAGGTAGTACTGCACATGATAGATGGCATTGCAAGTCCAGGAGGCAAAAGCAGCAGCAACTCTAGATAGAGTCAAGTCATTCCTGCCAGGGTTTCCTGACTTTAGCTTATACTTCTTGACAAGTTTGGCCACCTCTTCTCGGCCCTTTGCACTCATCTTAGTCACCATTTTCTCAGGCTTGTTGCCTCTTGTCAAAGCTAGAATGATCATCTTCTTGACATCAGTCTGCCAGCCCTCGACTTCTGAGACCAGCTTGACAACAATCCTGGGATCAAAACCTTGGTACTCAAATTCTTTGACCCATGCCTCGATGAGGTCACCGTCAACTTCTGAGTTACCAAACTCAATAGCAATCTGAGCGTAGTCAGACATGTTGGATGTAGTGTTTAATGTAGTGTTTCAGGGAAGCTCTGTGT